CGGAGGTTCCGGTAGCGGCCTCCAGTGGGTCGGCGGGATTTGTGCGGCGCTTCTGGATTCGTCAGGGTCGTTCTGGTTCATTGTGCAACATTCTGGCGCGGCCCGCGCCGATAAGTGGTTGATTGCTATGAATACTGTCCGCCAGTATCCGACTCTTAAGCAGGGCGGTCATGTGGCGGCCTCTATTGCCCGCTTCCGCCGTTCCGCGCGGGGCAGCCGCCAGTAGGTCATCCACTGTTCATCCTCCGTGGTCAGGCCCACCTCTGTTTTGGTGGCCAGCGGTTTGAGCACCAGCGGCGGATACGAAGTCGTGGTATTCGCCAGGCGCCAGGTTTGGCGTTTGTTCCGCAAAACATGCGGCACAACCCGCCGCTGCTTCCTCAGCGAGCCAATGAACCACCCCGTCTCACGCTCTGTGCGCCCCAGCCGCACCGCCAGGTCGGCGGTCGCAAAAGGGCGGCGGGCGAGCAGCGACAGGATGTCCGTCTCGATTTGAGATTGCTCAAGATCGGTGTATTTGCGCGGTTTAGCCATCAGCGTTGCTCGTGGTTAAGCATTTCATACACCACACATTCCTTCGCATTCGTTACCAAAAAGATCAACTTGGTTTTTGCGTGGATCAAAATCTACTTCATTTATTTTCTTCATGCTGCGATGCAGTCTCACAATACCAGAAAAGCCAATTTGTTCTTTTGCTGTATTGATCTTATCTTCAAACTCGATTGCTTTAATAAACGAATGTGGCTCTTCTGTTTTTAATCGCAACCATTCTCTATCGCTCATATAGGGACAGAACACGCACGCAGAACGTGGTGGTTGTGGATAGCCCTTCTTTTCCATCCAGCGCAGACAGTCGCTTCGTTTCATTCTAAGATCAATCAGCGGCCATCGGTTTTCAATCCAGTGATCGCGGCTCGGCTTCATGCGGTGCGCTTCATCTAACGAAATCCCAATCCATTGAATAACGGGCTTGTATTGACGCAACGCCTTACGAATGGGATTGATCTTAAACTCCGTAGTGCATTGCCGCATCATTGGGGAAGGTGAACCGCTATCGCCGATCGCAAAGACGGGCGGCTGGCCGCCCGTCCAATAAGTTCCTTTCTTTGAAGTGTGAACTCGAACTGCTTCTTCTAATAAATTACCCTTCGATACCCGGATTACCGGGAACGGTAATTGTTGCTCTAACCAATCCAACCATTTATAAACTGAATCAGGTTCAGATTTGGTATCTGCAAAGATCGCCGCAACAGGCATTGGAGTAATCTCGCCATGCGCCGCCATCAAGGCCATCGTACTCGATTGAACTCCGGCACCCAGCGATATAATATGAGATGGATTCATCATTAGCGTTGCTCGTGGCCCCAGCGGGCCGTGGCTTCGGCCCATCCCAGCGGCGTGATCCGATAGCCCAGGGCGTGCCCCTGGGCGACCTGCTCGGCCAGCCCGCGCATACACAGCACCCGGCAGTGCTCCTCCATTTTCGCGTCTGGGAAATGGATCGTGGCCGTGAACACCTGATAGAGCGCGTCCACTACCTGATTTACAGCAGTCATCGCGGCGTTCCTTTCTAGGCGGCGCATTTGAGCATTACGGAATCGGGTTTCGGCCATTCGTATTTCACGATCTCCGGCCAGCCTTTCGCGTCGCGGGCGGGCCGGACGTGAATGGCGGTGGGTTCTTTCAGCCAATGGTGCCGGGCGTTGTCAATGTCCATCAGCCATTGCAGGGTTTGATCCACGGTCATCAGGGGCCAGTCGCTGGTCGGGCGGCGCTGCGCCCACCAGGAGGCCGCCTTCTGCCGCGCATACCCGGTATGTTCCAGGCACACCCATTCACTCGCCACGCGCAAAAATCCGCTGAAATAGTCCACGCGCAAGGTGGGGACACCGGACTTACCGAGATGCTTGGAATAAACGACACGGGACACGTCGTAACGAACGGGCGGGGGCGGAGGCGGCAACTGGGTTGATAAAATTGCTGCCGCTTTCGCCTGAGCCTCGTGCTTGAGTTCACGCGCCCAGGTATAGCCGCATTCCGGGCAGGGATTGGTTGATGGATGGAGATAAATCTGGCATTCCGGGCACGTTTTAGTCGGCGCGCCCGTAGTGGCGGCTTCGCCTTTAGCCTTTTGTTTTTTGACCGTGATGGCGTCCACCGGGCCGTGTTCGGCAATCACGCCCGCGTAGTCCAGTACGAGACAATCGCTTTTGGCCGGGGCCAGACGAAACCCGCGCCCGACCATTTGGTAATACAGTCCGGCGCTTTTGGTCGGGCGTAACAGCGCCACGAGATCAATACCGGGATGGTCGAAGCCTTCGCAATTCCCCATAACAGTCACTGACCCGTCCCTTCGAGTAATAATGTTTCCGCTTCTGGTTTTTACACACCAAACTCGCTCAGGCGTGTAAGAAGATTCTTCCTTCCATGAATGACGGGCAGCGATGTTGTGGGTTGTTTTTTTCGACAGGAACAACGATCCGATAACAAAACTACCCTTGGAGCGATAAGACAAGTAGGCTTTATAATTTCGACAAACAGCCACAGCCTGAATCATATCAAGGACATCAGGGTTGGCTTGATAGAGCAAAATAGTTTTGGACGCAGGAGGTCGATGCCCGTGATTTCCATGATTGCCGTCGCCTAACCAAAACCCATAAATAAACGCATCAAACTGGCGTTGATCCAGTCCCCATAAAAAATCAAGACTGCCTTTTTGCAGGTAAATCTCAATTTCAAAAACGCCCTTGCGTTTTTGATGTCCGCCTCCGGTCCCGCGAGAAAAACTCCATTCAATCGTGCTTTGTTTTTCTCGCTCAATGCGGTGACAATCAACGCCATCGAAAACTTTGTTGAACGCCTCAACAATAGATGGTTGATGCTTTCCGGTAGCAAACTTAAACTCAAAGCCGCCTTTGTTTAAAGCGGTCTTGGTCCCGTCTGCGTGAAACAGCCCAATAAACGCACATTGCTCATCCGTCAGATTTTCAACTGCGGTATATTGCATTGCATAACGGGCATTGACTCTATAGGTTGCCTCGATCTTTGCCGCTACCGATGTCATCCCATGTGCTTTTCGCAAATGGTAAGAAAGCGCAGAAATCAATCGCCCATGCTTTGATTTTGGAAGAACCTGTATAGGCAGATCAATGGATTTAGGCGGAGCCAATCCAGAAACAGGCATAATGCATCGTTTTTCACTTAAAGACTCGACAGGCCTTTTTTTCCAAACATCATGCTTACCCCCGGATGCAACCAGGATATTGTGGCCTTCCGTAACCCTGGCGCTGTGGTGATGGATGCTAAACATTCGCTCATCAATGCGCCGATCCCGCTTGAAAATATCTAGCGGCTCTTCAAAATAGATATTGCCATTATCCCAATTCGCTACACGCGACTGAGGATTGATGTCGTCAATACCTACCCATCCTGAATCCGTTAAGATTTGCGTTTTCTCATCGAGGCATAGCACCATGCAGTTGCACAAAGCGCGCAACTTGCCGGCTTTAAAATCAACGATCAGGCGGTCGCGTTCTGTGCCAGGGGTTTCGCCGGTCAGGCTGGCGGCAGGAATACCCGCCGCATTCAGCGTCTCGGCAACGTGTTGGCTGTGTGCTACTCCGGCGCAAAACAGGAGCCAGCTTTTCCGGTCGTGGCCCAGACGCGCCATATCCTGCACAGCGCCCTCAATCAGGTTTTGCTGGTCCATCAGTTCCGCCAGTTCCGCCCCGATATACTCGCCCTGCCGGAGGTGCAGGCGGGACGTATCGGGTTGCACGGCGCTGCCCTTGCAGATCAAGGGACTGAGATACCCTTGCTGAATCAGGTCCGCAACGCCGATTTCGTAGGCAATGCTTTGCAAAATTGAATCGGTGCCGATAATAGACCCGCTACCGAGTCGCCACGGTGTTGCGCTCAGGCCAATGATGCGCAGGTTCGGATTGGCGCGGCGGGCATCATTGATAAACGTGCGCCAGATACCCTCGTCGCGGGCCGTGGGAATGTGGTGCGCTTCGTCAATCAGCAGCACGTCAAACATCCCCAGTTGCATCGCTTTCTTGAAAACGGACTGGATGCTGGCAAATAGCACCGAGGTGTCAAGGTCGCGGCGCTTCAGCCCGGCGCAGTACACGCCTACCGGGGCCGGGGTTTGGTTCTGCGCCTCCCAAAATATCCTGAATTTCTGGGTATTCTGTTCGACCAGTTCCTTCGTGTGGGCCAGTACCGCCACGCGGGTATCCGGCCAGGTGGTCATCCAGCGATGGATCATGTCGGCCATGATTAAGGTTTTGCC